CTAAGGGCGAAGTTACCAAACTACTTCCGTTACGAAGATTAAAGCTCTCCTAGGCTTTTCCTTAGCAGGGGTGACCAGGCCCTGCTTTGGAATTTATTATTAAATATATAGATGATATTATTTACAAACTTGGCTGAACTATTTTCCAATCCAAGTGTCTATCGTTGTTAGATGAATCACCGAGATTTTCGTTGTAGGTAACCCTATCTTTATGACGCGGTTGCTTAGCTGTCGTTTGCAATATTGCCGTGGCCATCTCTCTTGAGAAGCCTGACTGCATTAGCGCAAACAGCTCCGTGTCCACTGTCATGGTGGTAGGAATCTCCACAACCATTAACTCGGCTGTTGTGATTGATGTTGTGAAAACTAAAGTATTGATGGCTATCAAACCATTTTCGTGCACAGAATCGAGGTTCACATCGAAGCAAGCCAGCGATATGGCAGAAACCGAGGAAGACAAGGGAGGAGCAAGTGAATTAACGGTGTCATTAAGAAGAATGTCTGCATCCGTGACATTAGTGCCACTAGTAGCTGCATTACATCCATTGATACCGACTCCACTAGCAATCTTAATTACGACATATCTTCCTCGCTTTCCAATTACCAAATTGTTTGCATCCCAAACATTTATTCTGTTTGAGGAACCACTATGTACGCTGATCGACTGAAGTAGAGTGGGTGATCCACTAACTGGATTTATAAGCTCAGCATGCCATGCGATGTAATTGGAAGACACAGAGGGAGCCAGTTGAGGGGAAACCAATTCTATATGATAGGAAACCCATAGCTCACCTAAAACGCTAGCAGCCTGTTGTCCTTGCGTGGCCACGGTAAATATACCCATGTCCACAAATTTAGGATCCAGGTCTGTGGCAGTTGTGTCGTCCTCAACATAAAGCATATTGAGAGGATCCGTGTTTCTGGCACATTCTACAGCATGGTAAAATGACTCGTCAGGGCAAGCCGACGTCGTAAAATCCCTCGCTTCCATTTGCTGGCGTGTGGTGTCAAAAGCATCAGAAGGGTTGTAATTCGTTGACATAATGACAACACCCAAAGCTGTGTTCGTTGATCCAACGGCTGTACCGCTGTTGGACTTGAACTCAAACACCAACCCCTTCATCACATATTTCTGATAACCCGCTGCTATGTTAGACAGCCAGGGAAACAGTGTTGAATTCTTGGGATTGATGTTGAAAGAAGCCGAACTGAAACCAATTCCGGTGGATTCAACCTGACCAACATACTCACGGTGTTTGATAACCGTTTTGGAGACTCCACGAGAGAAGCGCAGGCCACCAGTTCTATCAACCAGAGTGTTGTTTCGGAGCTTATATTCTCCGGAACCTACTATATGGCTGAAAACATTGGAGGCCGCTCTTCCGATGAGTGCTCCTGTAGGTCCGCCAAGGTACCCACCGATGGCCGGAGCTAATAAATTAACTACGTCCTTGGCTAATTTGCCAGATTCTTTCAAAGCTTTCTTCTTCTTCTTCTTGCGCTTCCTGCGCCGGGCACGTTTTGATTCGATTTTCATCATTATCAATTGTTGGTTTAACCTTAGTTAAACGGGGACTATACTGTTTCTATTTATGTATTATTGTGCAAATGGCTGTCAATACAACAGCGCTACCATTATCACGCTGAGGTTGGTGGCTTTTAGAAGAAGAATTCTAAAGAACCATCATCGCCAACTTTAAATTGCAGCTCAGGTTCATTCAGAACTCCTCTCCTATTCCAGGCTTTCTCCACCAAGGCCTTGCAAACTGCAAGCTCAGGAGAGTTATGCATGTTCTGATCAAAATCAATGGCCAGCTCATCACACGGTTCAGCAAGCTCTTTAAATATGTTATTTATATAGTTTGCTGTCATCTTGCGATGGCTTGTTGTATATGACTCAGTTCTTGTAAAGAAATGACTACAGAAGTTAAAGGAATCTTCCCCCAGGTGTTGCTCCCGAAGAACGACTCCCAAACTTTCTAATTTGTCTTTCACAATGTTTTGAAACTTTAAGAACACTTTCTCATCCTTCGACTTCAGGCCCACAACGCTAACATTGTCATCGCCATTGGTCTTTGTCTTAAACTTGATGGGTGTTTTAAGCTCTTTTGCAGCCTCTTGGAATGCATATGCATTCAGCAGGTACCGAAGTACACTATTATCGGTTGTCGTCTTGTACTTGCCGCTCTTTTGAAAGGCCATGACGCAGTTGTTAAGAATAGGTGTTTCTTGCTCCGCATCACATCCCACAATCACTCGGCCATCGGGCAACAACAAAGCACTCTTCTCATAGGTTATAATAAATAAAATTTCCGCAAGTTTTGAAAGGCGTTCACCACCTCCCATTTTCTCGATTTGGAAATCATTTATCACTTTGAGAGCCCAGCAAGGCACAGAGTAATCAAACCCTGTTGCATCGTCAGAGATAAAGGCAGGTCTATATCCTTGTGCCTTAATTTCGTCAAAAGCCTCAAACATAATGTCTGAGAACTCTTTTCGCTGTTCTGGTGTGTTGTATCCGTAGCCTGTGGCTGAAGGAACGGTTTCCTTCTGATCTTTATAGGCTTGCACGACTGGATCGAAGATTAACCTCTCCAAGACCTGCATAGCCAGACCGACCATAAATATGTTTCTCCACCTACCTGTCCTAGCTTTTCTCATTGGGTGCCACTCATCCTTGTCGGTAACTATGATTGGAATCAGGACCCCGAGCCGTATGAGTTGCTCGGGAGACGATTTTCTAATCACATCCAAATCAAGGCTGAGGTAGTACTCAATTAGTTCCAGCATTTCGGACAGAAAAGCTGTTTTATTATCTCTTATAACATCCATGTTGACCATGTCAAACCTGGTGCCACAGAAGGGTAGGTTGGTCTTGCCATTCTTATTTACCTCACCGCTCAAAACATCAGCAGTGCCCAAAATTTGATTCATCTTAGAAAGAATTCTCTTTCTAAAAACGTTATTAATCATGGGCTCAGAATCAAATAAATCATTGAGCGTGCCGTTCTTGGCTTCTGAGTTGATATGACCATAGGCATTTTCCAGGTGTTCCCTGAACTTTGCAACCACATCCCCTGATGGGACTTCTTTCATCCTGTCAAGTCTTCGCGCAAAATTAAGGGTAAACGCCTTGGTGATGCTATTGGTGTCACCGGGGGGTTTAACAAGCTCTTCGAAGTGCTCAAAAAGAAAAGGATCTGGTTTTGCTCTAGGTTTCCTATATTTCATAGGTATCCAAGCAACTGTATCCAGCTCGGGAGGAAGCTCCACTCTAGCCTTATTGGCGTGTGTCTCAGTCAAAGATATATTCATTCGTCTTAACATGCGTGGTGCATCTTTGTGAAAGAATTTTCCTTCTTTTCCTAGAATTTCTTCTTTGTTGGGCCTAGGGATTTCGCTGTTAACAATCTCAACCTTAGCATCCAAAGAAGCATTCGGTTTGGAAGGCTCTTCAGACTTTTTCTTCTTTTTACGTTTTCTTTTCTTTGCTTTCTTCTTTTCAGTGCCAGTAATCAACACAGAATTAGGCCTGGTGGAATTCACCAACTGTACGGTGGAATCTAGCGCAATTTCCAAGTTATTTAACCTGGAGTAAGTTTCACTTACGACGTGTTCCAAGGATGAGAATTCGGATATTTTCTTAGTGTTTTCAGTAACAAGTTCGTGAAATTCACTAAGACGTTCAGAGGTATGCACAGTGTATTGATCAAAAAGCGTAGTGGTATTTTCACTTCGCAATTGTAACCTACGGATAGAGGACTCAAGAGCAGCAACTCTAGAACGCAAATCATTGTAGCGGGAGTCCTTATAATCCCCGTCGGATTGATCGCTATCTGTGTCGCTATCGTAGCACATATCCTGCTCTTCTGAGCCACTATCGTCGCTCAAGAAGAGGGATTCGACCACAGTATGACAGAGGTCAATGCTCGATTCCTCATCTTCATCTGATTCTTCCTCGGACCAGTATTCCTCAAGGCTCTTGTTTTCTTTGCCATAATCTTCATCAAAGTCACTTAAAACATCGAATTCATCTTCTTCTTCAATAGACATTTCAAACCAGGATTTTCCACCTCCCTTGGGAGTGAATTTCTTGTCCATCCATTTGGTTGAATTTTGTACTTTCTTTTTCCTTGTGGATCGACCATCGTCATACTCGGAAACTAATCTGTCGTTATTGATTGTCAAACGTTTCTTTTCTTCGAGGTCCAAATAATATTGATCCAACCTGTCAAACATCTCCTGTTCTTTTTGTTCTTCGTCATATTGTTCCTCAGCCAATTTAAAATTTGTCTTTTTAGCTGATTTGTAATGGCGCCAATTGCCTTTTCCTCCTCTTTTCCGCTTCTTGCCTTTTCCACCTTGTCGGTTGACTCCTTCTTTTCCTAAGGCCTCGACTTGTATTTTCTCGTCGAAACCGTACTCACAAGGACCCTCCTTTCGGGGAAGGCAGTACGGGAAAATCATTCCGTAGTTGTAAAATCCATCAGGCCGCTTGTCAGGGTCCCTTTCCGACCCACAATGGTATCCAACCACTAATCCTTCTTGTACTATTATTCCTCCCGAAGCTCCCTTGATGGTAGACGCATCATGGTAAAAACGGGTTGGAAGCGCATCAAACCATTTTATATTATAGCCAGTGGAAACTCTCATTGATCTCAAATCGGTATCGCGAAAGAAAACTTTAAAGTATCCTTCGCAAGCAGGTTGACCTACTTTGGCTGAACTCATCCCTAAGCGGGAGAAAACAGTCTCAGTTCGGTTCTTCCTATCTTGCTCTTGTGCTAAATAATTTCTCGCGATGTATTCCTCATAGGTCTTTGGGTAGTCGGGGTCAGGGACTTTGACCTGAAATGAGATAAAATCTGAGTTATCCGACGGGCTGTACATGGTGGGGATGCAATCTTTCTTGTCCAAGATTTCGAAAGCATCCTCTCGCCAGATATAAAATTTTTGAGGCAACGCACTGTACACATGGTGCGCTGTACAGATGAGATCCCCATAACGAAATCCCATACCTTCCAGTGTTGCATCTTTGTGTTGGGTACTAGAAAACACACATACGGAGCCAGGCCAAGAGGTATGTCCTATGACCGGTCTATCCAACATACACTCTTTCCCTACAGGTATAACCAGATTGGTTTTCTGTGTGAAAGGTGTGTTGGTGGCGGGCTTTGCTAGACTATTTGCCAAGGTATGCTTAGGTAACAGTAAATTGAGTCGTTTTCCTTCGTAGTCCGCTGTGATAAATGCCTTATCACGGACAATTTCCATTCGCGTATCTTCGATGGTAACGCTCTCACTCACAGTAATCCTCTTCATATCCTCAACTAAGTCTCTAAGCTCAGCCTGTTCCTCCCGTAGAGTTCTAATAATACCGCTGTCCACTCTCAATCTCTTTCTATATTTGTTCCATACGTAATATAGCCCAAAAACCAGGACTATCAACGATAGGAACACCAGAACCAGAAGATGGACACCAATTTCCAGTTCCGGCCATTCCTCCCATAGGAGGTGCTGTAACAGTGTCCGAGATCGCGTCGATTGCATTGTTCGCTGGGTAGGTAGCCG